AAAGGACAATAGACATGAGTAAGGCAAGAAACATTAAACCAGAGTAGAGAAAAGCAATGAACAAACGTACAATAGCATCCGCGCATGATCGCATTGATAGCCTTGAGAAAGAAATCATTGCTATCAAGACTGAAGTAAAGATTCAGTTCAAAGACCTGTTTACTCGCGTTAAGCGCATGGAAGGTATCATGATTGCAACCACAGGTTCTATCATTGCTCTCTTGCTCGCAGTCCTGACAAAGATGGGATAGAGATTAGCTGTGGCTGTACTTGAAACAATAGCCGCAGCTAATGCTGCATACTCTGTAATTAAGAGATGCTTAGAGAACGGTAACGAAGTTAAAGGTCTTGTCGGTCAAGTTGGTAAGTTCCTTACCGCTGAAGATGACTTGAAAGATGCGGTGCGCCGCAAAAAAAACAATCCAATTACATCTATAACTGGTGGCAGCGAAGGCGATTGGGAAGAGTTCCAAGCACTTGAGGACATCAAAGAAAAGCGCCGTGAGTTAGAATCTTGGTGTAGATTGTATGGCCCTCCTGGGACTTGGGACAGATGGCAACAGTATCAAGCTGAAGCGCGGAAGGCTCGCCGTGCTGCACAAAAGCAAAAAGAAAAAGAACGTGAAGAGCTTGTTGAGCTTATGATGTATTCACTTGCTGGCTTACTGGCTGTTGTTGGTATGGTTGGTCTTGTTGCTATGGTCGGTCGATACATGGAGAAGTGGTGATGTGGGTGCTTGTCTGGATGCAGCTTGCTGGTGATGTTAATCACTTTGAGGTTGGCCAATACGAATCAGAAAAGATTTGCTTTGAAGAAAAGCTAAGAGCTTCTATTCTTGTGACGAAGAACAACGAGTATCTCTATTGTTTTAAGGTGAAGCTATGAACGACAAAGAAATCATAAACTCTTTTGACCAGAGTATTGAGCTAATCATTGAGGGCTTGGCCGCTCGATCTGGACGGGAGTTTAAAGAAGTTCTTTTGCTGTTGCAGAAAGGTAGGAATCTATATGGCACACACAGTACTCGATGACTGGAAAGTTCTGCCACGCTTGATGATGCTGGCGGTCACTGTGCTGACGTATCAGGCGGTGCATTGGTTCATGGGCTTAAATGATCCCAGCGTTGCACAATCAGGGCTTGTAAGCGTCTGTATGGGCGCCCTCACGGGGTGCTTTGGCATCTGGATGGGTAAGGAGCAGGCGAAATGATTGCGCAAATCATAGGATCTCTTGGCGGTCTGGCCACCAGCTACATCGATGGCAAAACTGCTGTAAAGAAAGCGGAAGCTGAAACGAAAATGAAGATTGCCACCGGAGAAATATCCTGGGAGCAAGCTGCAATAGAGGCTAGTCGTGACAGCTGGAAGGATGAAGCCTGGACGCTATGCTTCATTGCAATCGTGCTGGGGAGCTTCATACCTGGGTTACAGCCCTACATGGAGCAGGGCTTTAAGAACTTGGAGGCTGCACCATCGTGGTTTAGCTGGGCCATGTATTGTTCAATTGCCGCATCGTTTGGAATCCGTACAATGAAGGGGTTAAAGAAATGAGTTACAAGTTAGGTAAGCGCAGCCTTGATAGGTTGATCGGTGTTGATGAGCGCATGGTTTCTGTTGTTAAGTATGCAATCAATGTAACTAAGCAGGACTTCTCTGTGATCTGTGGGCTGCGCACCATCGAGGAGCAAAGGGCTTTGGTCGCTAAAGGCGCTAGTCAAACAATGAAGTCAAAGCACATTGATGGTTTGGCTGTAGATCTTATGGCTTACGTTGATGGCGGCCGCTGGGAGCTTAACCTCTATGATGAGATTGCTGACGCTATGGCAGAGGGCGCCCGTGAGGTTGATGTGCCTATTCGCTGGGGTGCAGCATGGTCTGTGCCTAATATCGCGCAGTATCCTGAGGGCGATATGGAGCATGCAATGAATAGTTACATTGATTTGCGCAGATCCCAGGGTCGTAGGCCATTTATTGATGGACCTCACTTTGAGCTTATGATTTAAGTATCGAGCGGGTGGTTCAACATTGTTTGTTGGTTAACGTGCTACCGAATGCGCCCATTCACACGGCCACCCGCACGATCTTTCCTAGAATATAATGGCTACCAGGGTCATGATGCCGACACCGCTGGCAAAGCCTACAAACGCGCCGACCGCGCCTGCAATCTCAATCTTCTTCTGCACTTCTTCTTCATTCATAGCGCACCGCCTACCTTAGTTTTCTTCTTTATGCTGCGTTGATGTTCTTGCCACGCCGCTGCGTAGACCAACTCATGCTTAACGCTGCGATCCAAGTCGCTGTGAAGTATATCCCGGAACCGCTTTTTTAGTTTTCTTTTGTAATGGCCCTTTGAAGTATCTCGTTTAATGCGAATAGAGTTTCGAGTTGCTGCTTTAGGTTGTGCCGGTTTTGTTTCTTTGCGGTCTCGATCATTATTGATAGTTGACGTTGGCTTCGGTCCAATGCCTTTTTGCCTTCTGGGCTCATCGCTTTTCTGCCTTCCATCGATAAATTTTATTCCGTATTTTTCTGCGATCTCAACAACAGTCGCGTAGGGTATCGACATAAGGCCAGATGCTTCTCTCTTTGTCAGCCTCATCTCGGCTGCTTTGATGCACTTAATGATATCCTTGCCATTCATTTCTTTTTCCTTCCGTCTGTCTCCCATGTGATACTGTGCTTGCGGCAGAAGGCACTGAGCAAGGCTTGCGACATATCTAATTTCTGTGCTGCATTTACTTGCGTTACTTCCCCAGCCAGATCCTCAACAACGCCAATCAACTCCCGTCTTTGACGCGCCTTCATTTGCTTCCAGGTCTCCATTATTCTTTCCCTTTCTGTGCGCCCAAGATCTTGAGGCAATTTTTATATCGCTTGTCGATCTCCTCTTTGAACCCATCGGAAAGCTTGTCGATTTCCGGCTGGTTTTGCTTGATCAGCTCACGCAGCAAGGTCATGCGTTCCCGTGGCGGGATAACGGTCCCCTCTTTGGTGGCTTCCAGTTTGGTATAGGCTGCAATTAGCTTAATCAGATTAGCGGTAAAGTCTTGCGAGTCTCCCGATCCCTTCTCCTGGCCGATGTGGTTCTTCAGTGTGAGTATATCACCCGCTGGTGGTGATGGTGGCGGCTGCGTAGATTGAGCCTGTTGCTTTTGCGCTGCGGCTTTGCGTGGCACAGCATCGATCTCATTGAGGCTGGCATATGTCCCGCCATGTAGGCCAATGGATGCTAGTGCGCGGCCTATGGCGCTTGTCTCTGCGTTCTCTAAAGCGCTTGTCTTGTTGACGTTACCCTGTCCCCGGATCTCTTCAGCCATGCCAGAGCCAACAACCATGCCTGAGCTGTTGGTGATCGATGCCTTGATGACAACTCGCTTGCCATCGTCCATCAATATCTCGGTGTTGATCCCATGATCTGTGCCGAATGCTTTGCGGAATGCTTCGACGCGCACAAAAACCTCAGTGTATTTCTTGCCGCCCCGCTGCGTCACGCCGTGGGTGCGATTGAGATCATTCACCTCGGACATTGCTTTTTGTAGTTCACTCATTTTTATCTCCCGCTATTTGCTTGCAAAGCTCAACTACTGTTTCATACTTTTGTATTCTAAGCTTTTGCGCTATGATGATACTTTCTAAATATCTCTCATATTCTGTAAGATTTTCAGTTTTTATCATTTGATCCTCACTGTTACGGATGAATTGCCCATTTGGTATTCGCAACCCGGCACAAGCTCCCCTGCATCCATTTGCTTTTTGATTGCAGCCATGTCTGGCTTGACTGTGACTGTGGTAAGCTGGCTTGGAATGTCGTGCGGATCAACCACCACAACTTTCTTGCGCGGCTTGGTCCGGCTGACTGTTGCCAGAGGGTGCTGGATCTTAGTCTGCCCCATTGCATCGAGCAAGTGGCCAATCGTGATCGAGAGCGCATCCTGCTTTGCTGACAGCCGCTTTGCTCTGGCTGTGTATGTCGCCGCTAACTCTTTAACGGTTGCCTCATTGGCGGAGCATTCGGTGCGCTCTTGGATAAGCTTGCCCAAGATGTCCATCGCATCGGTCTCGCCATCGAGCGTGTCCAGGAATGTGTCCTGATCGTCGCCGGTCAATAACCTAATTCTATCGGCCATGTCGCGCACATCTTCAAATTTAATATACATATTGTTCCCCTGCCTGATCGTGACTGGGAAAC